CTCAAACAACAGACTCATTCACCGCTCAGCGCAGCAATAAACTGTGCTTTTTCCTCCGGTCTTTTTTCCATGCACGGGCTGCCGATATCCATGTTCTGCCGGATGAATATTTCCCCAGGTCTTTTTTCCATGCACGGGCTGCCGATATCCATGTTCTGCCGGATGAATATTTCCCCAGGTCTCCTTTATGCCATCAGTCACCTGTTCTGCAACTGTGCGCAGCTTCTCGATATTCATTCGATTGCCGAACATCTTCATACAGGCGCCTTCACCCAAGGCATAATCAAGCTGTTCCATGAGCTCATGCCCATAATCCTTCAAGAAAGCCAGCACCGTCTCCACATCTTCTCCGAATGGATACCGATTCTGATAATCCAGCGAAATATTCATAATGTTGCGGCAGGCCTCTATCACTTCCACATCGGCGAAATCCACCTCCGGAAACATGTGCTCTCTGCCTTCCAGTCTGATTGTAATCATGCGTCGACAACTCCTTTACGATGCGGAATATGTAAACTCTTCCGGTGTGCCATTCGAAAACGCCTCGATCGAGATATCCGCTGTATTTCCGGAATCTCCGGAGCCATCAGATTTCACATTAAATGTCAGCGTTCCCTGCTCGCCATTTCCGGTCAAAACATTGAAGTAGATATACTTTCGGACGACATCGTTTCCGGTACCGAATTTAATCGCATGCGAACAAGCCCAATCCTGGAACGCATCGCCGACAATGCGTTTGCCTGCGATCGAAAATGTACGCCGTGTGTCAATTCTGGTGGTGAATTTCCCTTCATACAAGTAATTGCTGTCCTCGGTTGACGCATCAATGGATGCGCCCAGTCCGCTGATATGTACGGCTGCAACATCATAATCTGCCGCATTTTCAGCTTCACCAGTTGTGTCAACCGCCAGGATAAACGCGTTTGTTTTTGCCTCCCCTTTAAAGCTGCTCGATGGTACAATGCCCGATGCTGTCAGCATTTCTGTGATTTTCATGATTTTAACATCCTTTCAGTGTAATCAATAGTTAAGGCGATACGGTACTCTGCCTTGCCATTTTCCGTTACAGTTACAACAGATCCTGCTGTGGTATCCGCCACGCCAAAGCAGTCAAATCCGTCGCCAAGCACAGGATAATTACGGCACAGATCCTGCTCATAGACCCAGTGGCTGAAGGTCTCATACCAACTCAAATTGTCTGTATTCTGTTCGGCGTCATCCCCGTAGGGACACTCTCGGCATAAAAAGAACGTTCTCCTGCGCTGCCGTTCCAGCATGAAGGTAGACAGCGTCTCCGGCATGCCGTCAGCGAATATAGAAAACGAACCGATACCTGCGCCCAAATGATCTACATCGATCCGCGTGTCGGTCAGCTCATCATACTGTCTCAGCCATCTGCGCACGGCCTCTACCATGCTCTGCTGCTGTGTTTTCATACCTTCCGACCTCCGACAACCTTTGCAAACTCTGCGGTAATTTTCCCGCCGTCCTCGTCCCATGTGCGATCAACCCAGTGGTCACCGCGCGTGGGAGCTCCCGAATAGGTAAGTGCGGATCCCGTGTAATGCTTTGGTGCGGCTCCGCTCCAGAAGGTTCCCTTCCCGTCTGTGTAATTGGGACCCATGACCCTTCCTTCATACTGGTAATGTGCATATGCCGCCGGATACTTCAGCTGAACACCGCCGTCATTGGCGGTAATCTGCTTTCCGTTTTTAAGAGTACCGTCGCGCATAGGCACGCGTTTATCTGCATGCCTGGCGATCATCAGTGCTAGTTTTTTGACTGCCGCCTGATCCGGCCCCAGCCCATGCTTGCGCAAGATTTTCTTTGCATCAATGTTTGTTTTTACATTCATTTCAGAATCACCGAGTAATTATCCATTTCACTGCCATACACGCTTGCAGTAATGCTCTCGATTTTCCTCCCGCCAAGAGGGAGCAGGACAGCTGCGGCAGATCCAATGAACTCAGCCTGATCACAGCTTCCGGAAACAACATAATCACCTTCTGAGATTCGTGCGTCCCAGACGGCGGCACGCACAATCAACCGGGATTCCGGGGCGCTGGCTGCCGATTGTCCAGCGGCATTCATTCCGGTACTCCCGCGAAAATGGACCCCTTCCAGCAGGATAGGAGTCCATTTGTCACGATGATTTTCAACTGTCTTGTGGAAAACGGTTACTGTCTGATGAAACATCAGTCATACCCCCGATAGAGCAGATCTGTATGTCCGAGCCACTGATGAATGATGTCTTTTGCAGCGGAATGAATATCGTTTGATCCACCTTCAGTGGAAAAACTCCTGCTCCAATTATCAACTGATTCACTCGAGGGTAACCTGCCCCCATTTTGATCCAACTTTATTTTGAATCCCGCGAGCTCATCAAAGCAAGATACCAGCTCCTCGTCGTGAATATCATCTGCCTCGACTCTGTTGAAAGTATAACGGCAGAGCTGAGCCCATGCCCAGCTCATTGCCGCAGTATCCGTTGCTTTACAAACCTCGCTCAGGCCGGTAAGGCTTGCCATCAGGCAGTACCCTTGTGAACACGAACAAGGACATTGTTGCGGACACGATATCCTGTGTTCTGTTCAACCTGTGCCTTGCAGCCGTTGAAATTTTCAGAGTCTACGATGCGCGCCATATCAATGTTTGATACGACAGACAGCGTCTCGTGATTGTAGATGATGAAGTCAACACCGGCCAAGTCAACGGTTTTCAGCGTGCCGGTATGATCGTAGTACTTCGCCGCTGTGGATGCCAGTGCATTCGCCTCGATCCATGTCATACCCAGATAGCCTCCAACATTGCCGGTGCTGCGAATGCGATCATTTGTGTTGGGCGTGAAATCCTTTCCGGCTGCCTGGAGCACACATGCGTAGAATGCAGGGGAGCACATAACGACATCAGCAGTTCCCTTCGCTTCAACGATCTCCTGACGCGCAGCGATTACCTGCTTAATACAGTTATCAGCGTCAGACTTTGAGGAGTCCTTTGCTGCCGTGCCTTCCTGTGCCAGGCACGCCAGACCTGCAACCCCCCAGCCTTCGCGGACTTCTGCCTGTGCCGCCGCAAGCTGCGTGTCCTTCAAATCAGCTGCAACGGCTGCCGCCTGAACGTTATAGATCTTCTTGGACTTCTGGAAACAGTTGTTCAGCAGGATCTGAATCAGCTCATCCTGCGTTTCCTCATCCGTAAAGTCCGTACCGGGGGTTACCGGTGTTGCAGCTGTCGTGGACAGCTTGTGTACATAGATGCCGCCTGCCGGCCCCTTGGTATAGTCATCTGTACAGGTTACACCCGGGACCAGCACAGATCCGTAATACAGATTTGCCTCCAACTTGTCAGCGTAGGTCTCGTCCACATGCTGCGCGTTATACATAATTGCCATAATTTATCCTCACTTTCCACGATAGAACGGGTTGTTCTTATATCTTTCGTTTACACGGTCCTGATCTGTGCCGGTCTGCCTCTGATTGCCAAGGGGGCCGCCAAAATACGGCTTGCCGCCGTTGTCTTTGAACAAATACGGTTTATCCTTCCGCAGCTGCTCCAGCTGTTCCTGAATGCCGGTCACATTGTCGCCTTCGATCTTGACGTCATCCGTCTTAATCAGCAGTCTGACCACATCCGGATCTACGGTGTCTGCCGCATTCACTGCTGTGCGGATTGCATAATCCGTCACAACACCGGCAACCCTTGCGTCAGCATCGCTTCCCGCCTGATTCAGCTTTGTCTGCCACTCCGGATCATAGTCCTTCAGCTTTCCGTTTGCGTCATCGAGTTCGCGCTGCAGCTCATCATGAGCCGCCTGTGTGACATAGCCGCCGGCTGACAGATTGACCAGCTGCAGCCCCTCTGCAGCGTCAATCGCAGATTCCAGCTCCGCGTATGTCATCGCCCTCGGCGCTTCACCTTCCGCAGGTGTGCCGAACAGGCTTTCCAGAAATTCATATGGCATGCTATCTGCCTCCTTTGAATAGATTTCGAGCCTTTTACCGCCTTGCTCAGGGCATAAAAAAGGCTATTGGTTTACTGCAACGCTGATTCTGCGTCCGTTTTATGCAATAGCCTTGTTATTCAATTATTGATCTATTATTCAACAATTTCAAACTCATCGGGTGAAAACAGATAATCTTCCTCGGTATCGTCAACGATTCGATACCATCCATTTTCAACACTAATAACATCGTATTCCTTTCCATTTGTTAGAGAAACATCAGATTTTCCTTTGTATTTAATCTTCATTGAAAAACCTCTTAACCTTCATTTCAACTCTTTCTCCATCCGCTTCATACCAGGTTCAATTTTTATTATACCATCCTTGCCATGTGTTGCAACAATTTGTTCTCTGCTGCCTTGCCTCTTTAACCCTGTCTGACGGATGAAGTCCGTCTGCCGTTCCTGCCAGCTGCGTATCTTTGCGGAACTTTCCGCGGAGTCCAGCTGGGCGGCTTGCATGGCAATATTCTCGCGTTTCCATCGTCTGATCTGTCGCTCATGGTATCGCTGCATCTGCTGGGCTTCGTATAGGCTCATGCTTTTGCCGTTGTACGTCACAGCATCCGGTCTGGTGTATTCCTCCAGTTCTGTCTTTGAATAAGCACCGCTTTCACCCGGAAAGAACGGAAAAAAACCATGCCGGCAGTTTGCGCCGCACAACCCCGTAACGGTGCCGTATCCGGTGGCCTCATCCAGTTTTTTATATCCTCTGGATTTGCCGGACAGGGAATAGACTTTCCCCTGCCATTCAGCATGTGAGGGGCGGGCACCGGCATGTGCTGTGACTTCCACAAGGTCAGTTCCCATTTCCTTCGCAAACTGCAGCTGAACCTTCGCAGCTGTTTGATTGACGCCTGTTCGAACGGTCATTCGCACAACCGTATCGATACTCAGCGTCCTGCCGGATTCATATGCTGCAGCGTTCAGACCTGACGCAGACAGGCGCCTGATGGCTGATCTTACAGCCTGATCAGAAGACATTGATCCGGAAGACACAGCCAGCCACGCTGTGTCGAGCTGCCTTATAAACTGACTTGATCCCACTTGCGCTGTCGTGCGGGTCAGATTCCTGAAGCTTCCTAAAGTCTGGCGATAACCTGCTGCAAGCAGATTCTGTATGTATTCAGAGGCCTGGGCGGGTACACTTTTGCCGTTACGGCGGTATATCTCCGCATCACTGCGAAGAGCCTGCATGCCTGCCTCCTGCATCAGCTTCTTTAGCTCTCTTTGCGTTCTTCCTGTACGCTTGGCCAGCTCATTTACAATGTACTGCTGTGTTGCCCCCATTTCAGCAAGAACCTGACGCTGGTAGTCTGCTGCAGGTATGTAATAGTCATATGCTGAAATACGTCGCGCCATATCGGCAAGGATAGCATCTTCGACTTCCTCATACAGTTTAATCAGGCCTTCTCCGCAGTTATCCAGCCAGCTCGGCTGCAGGCCCATTACGCACCGCCTCCAAGCAGATCAACAAATTCGTCGTTGTTCTCTGCTTTTGGAATATATTCGGACAAGGCAGTATCTTCATCTACACCGAAGTACCATGAAATCAGTTTCTCGGGCTTCAGATAACCGGCCTGTGCCATAGCGAAACGACGGCTGTACTCCTGTGCGGTATCCTCAAACACAGAGTCTCCGAATGATACAGCGGGCTCAATCTCACCTGTTGGCGCGAGTCCATACAGATCCCCCAGCACATTGCATGCTTCAATCAGATCCAGCATACCGGGTAAAATCCCCTGCTGCTGAATTGCATTGCAGGTGTTGTATGTCGTCCGGTCATCGCTGATAACCTGTGTCGCTGTCACAGCTCCGGTACGGTCATCAATTGCCAAGGTGCCGGGTGAAAGACAACATTGGTTCTCGATCATAGCCAGTGTTGTTTTCAATCCTTTTCGATAATCCTCGGATCTGATCTGCGGCGTATAATCATCAAACGGCTTATTCTGCTCGTCCGGATCCACTACAATGTAAGCATCCGTGCTGATATCGCTGTATGTCAGCCCCACGATCCCGCCCGGCATGCCATCCCGTTTCGATTTCGGGCGGATAGCGCTTCGTTCTACAATCCGTTTTCGCTTTGCACTGTGAAACTCATACAGGAATTCTCGGTACAATATATCAAACTCTTTCATATTGTCCAACGCATTCGCGTACAAGCTGATCGGGATATGCGATGTGTCATCAACGGTATTGACAAAAGGCATCTTGATTATTCCGAAGAGCGGACCAGACACATTATGCACCGTGAATTCTGGCTGAATATCAGCCCACTTATCAACGCGCGCCAGCGGAATCTCTGCCGACAGCGTGTCTCCTCTATTCCGGTATGCCTTATTTGATATACACAAAACACCGTCTTTGAAATCAAACGACTCGATCCGGAGAAAATTTCCTTCCTTGCTATCCAGGTAATCGCAGAAGAAACCGGCGGTCACCTTTCCATCCGCGCCGATCCTTGTCGGGAAGAAGCGCCCCGCCTGCACGAAATCAAAACAAATCGTATTTGAAAAGGAATCAAGATACGGACGGATGACAAGCTCGCCGCCCGCTGCAGCGAGCTGCACAGCACGCTGTATCTGCATCTGCGCTGGCTTGACCGCATTCGCCAGCCATTCTGCGCGTGACCCTACGCCACAGCTGATAACCATTTCTGTTGTAGCAAGCGTGCTGATGTAATTGGTTATCATTGCCGGCAGTCCGGAGAGCTGTTTTGTTTTATCCGCCCATCCTGGAACAAAGTAAAACGCATTCAGACAATCTTGAATGGAGCGTGCAACAACCGGAGATATTTCAACATCATTCCAGATTCCAGCCATGGTTCCCTTTTTCATCAGTTTGTCAAACAGCCACATATCACTGCCCCTTTCGCTTCCAGATTATTTCTGTCGCATAGCGAACTGCATCTATGTGATGATTATTTTTATCCGGATACCCCGTCATGATCTCGCCGTCCTTTGTTCTTTCATATTCGTATTCTGTGAATTCCGTCATTGTATCCGGACAACGCTTAGGATCAATGACTATCGCGTTTAATCCCTGCAGCCACTTATGTGAATAATCGACACTTCCCGGGCCCTTGATTGCAGGCTTGCACCAGAGTCCATATTCTTTATAATCCGCGCAGCTTTTCTTTTCCGCACTATCAGCGGTGATCAGATCATCTTCTGTCAGTCCGTATTCAAACAGCAAATTTGCCGTTAATCTATTGCTTTTTTTGTATTCAGTCAGCTCACCATATATGTAAAGCGTTCGGCGTGCCGAATCATAATGCATCTGATTAAACGCCCATGGATCCGGATAGTATCCCCAGTCGACACCGTTCAAGACCTGATCAAACTCGGATATTTGCTCCTGCGTGATTTCTTCAAGGCGTATATTTTCGAATACAGCACCACCGGTCCCGTTTGGCACGCCCATATACTCATGCTCAAACGCTTTCGGATTGATCTGCTGAAGGAAATCCGCATCATCAATGAACTTCTGACCCAGCCATTCCGGCGGAACATCCTTGTACGTACTGTGACACACGAACATGCCCGGCTTGGGGATCTGAATATACTTGTTCGCCCAATTATTCACAGTCTGTGGCGGGTTGAAAGATTTCAGCAGCCAACTGGAAGCGCCGCCACGCAGCGCCGACTGTTCAACGCTTCTGCACTCGGCATCACCGGCATACTGATCCAGTTCCTCCATCCACAAAATGCCAATATATCCAAACGGGCACTTTATTCCCTTAATTTTCTCGGGTCGATCAACGCCTCGAAAATAAATTCTCTGCCCGGTTGGTTTATAGACAATCTCCAGCGGTGACAACTTGCAATCGAACTCATCAGACAATCCAAGCGTCTGTATTGCCCACTGCATCTGTGCATACACGGAATCCCGCAGCGTATCGCCGACCTTTCGACAGATCAGCGCGTGGACATCCTGATTGTTCTTTATGAGCTGAATGATGATCAGTGAAAGAAATGAGGACTTCGTGGACCCGCGCCCGCCGGGAAACACAAACTCTTGATATGCCTCCATCATAATCAATCTTGCAACATCTACAAACGATTTGGCCAGAACATTGAACGGCAGTATATATTCCTTGCTGTTATCCGCCTCTGTAACACTGATCTGATTATACTTATCGATCAGTACGCCGATTGCAGAGGAAATATCCTTTACGTTTTTGCTGTTCGGCAGCACTTCTATCATCCGATCAATTGCCTTAGCGCAGAACTCCGCAGCTGCATTCTTTTGAGCACAGAGTTCGCGGACAAAATCAAACTGAGAAGCAAGTATATCTTCTTCCGCCTGCTGTTGACGTTTTGTTGACATTTTGTTTCGGTGATTGGTCCGTTCCTTCACCCAACTCTCGGCCTTAGAGTGCCTCGCAACATCGCGAAGCGTTACCCCGTGTTTTTCAGCAAGTGCACGCTGTGAAATCTGCGTCGTAATATATTCAGTTTTGATTTTGACCCAGTCAACCACAAATTGTACACCGCCTTTCCATGGAGATTTTCTGACACAACAAAACCGCCCCGTGTAGGGCGGCTTTGCCGGGTGCTCCGCCAGGTGTATGCACACCGGAGCGGAATTCAGATAGATGGAGGTCTTCCTCATTTGTGACACTATCATCGTACCACACTTTTCAGGAAAAATCGTCTGATTTTTTTCTAATCTTTTTAGGTTTCCACAACGCCGTACAGCGCGACGGTGAAATGGCGGAGCGCAGCATCCTTCTTGTTGTACACCTGTGCTTTTTCTATACAGAGCTCTTCCATCAGGCGTTCGACATGACCCTTCTGCCGGTTGATGTAAAAACGATCGAGCACAAGCCGCTCATCCGGACTGAGCACCCCGAGGGCGCGGTCCACGACTCGAACCCAAGCCTCCGCGTGGTCATGGGCGGTCTGCAATTCCGAACGCAGCGCGATGTTGTGCAGCAGCGCGTCCTCGCGCCGATTTCCGCCGCCGCGCACGGCTGTCCCGTCTGTCGTCGCCGCCCGCACGCCGACGCTCTCCTGCTCGAGCAGCGCAATCTGCTCCTCCGTGGACAAAATCGCGCTGCATTTCGCGCTGTAATCGCGCAGCTTGTACTCCGCCTCCTTGAAACAATTCATGTGAAAATTCCTCCTTTGCGCATTTGCGGCACCAGCCCTCGCAGATTTCTTCTACGTGTTTTGCCGCAACTCCGAAAAGATTGTTAAATAAATTTATTCAAATAACAGTTTACCCAGTCGATCCAGTGCGGTTTTCTTCATCTTATATGGCATTGACTGTGTGACGTGCAATATCTGTTCCGCCTTGCGAACGCGCTGCATCTTATTCCTGCTTGTATCGCACATAATGCGCAGAATCTCCTGCTGCTCGGCAGATAATTGCTCCCATGCGGATTGAAACACCGCAAGCTCTTCCAGGGTATCAAAGGCTTCGCATGCACCTTTTTTCAATACAGCAGCAACGATATTCTCCGCTGTTTCCCTTTTCGCTATGTAAGGTTCAAACATTTTTTCATCACCCCGTCAGTCAACAAAATGTCTTTATTCAATGAACTGATCGCCAAAAGCGTCCTCTGCCCGGTACAGGATTGCGCGATCTCCTCCATCCGGCAGCGGCGTGAAGTTCAGTTCAAAATCTTCGCTGTAACAATCCAGTTGCAGTAAATAGTAATCCCATTCCCACTCTCGAGCAGTCCGCATGATATCTTCAAGTGACAGCAGTCCCTTTTCCTTTTCGATAATCAAACACCAGTGCCCGCACCGATCATATTCCGGCCATGCTGTGATGCCTTTCTTCATTTTTTATTTTCCCTCCGATTCCTCTATGTTGCGCTTCATGGCGTTGAATTCTTCCAGCCAGTCTTTTTCCCAGTCTCCCAGCGGAACGTCTTCCTGTTTTATGTGCACAGGCTGCTGACGTTTATGTGCAGCCTTCAACATTGCCAGAATATAAGCCGTCGGATTGTCAGGCTTTTTCTGTGCCGCCTTGCTTATATCGCTTTTAATGCTGTGCTCGGTCATGCCATTTTGCAGGTACTTTTCGATCTGTTCGACAAATCCAGCTGTCGGGTCTGCATCAAAGGTCTTTTGAAAGTGAAGGCATATCGCCGCTGCTGATTCAGTGCGGGCTGGGTCTTCTCTTCTTATCTGTTCTTCTTTAATCTTTTCTTCTCTTTTTTTCTCTTCTCTTCTCTGTGTACTTCTTCCGTCAGAAATGCTGTTTTTTCCGTCAGAAATGCCGTTTCTTCCGTCAGAAATAAAAGCAGACAGAATGCTGCTGCGAGAAGACATTGTTGTCATTTCATCGACAGACAACAACCAATATCTCTTGTTTATCCGCACCGCGCTCCGCTTTGCGGTCGAGTTATAATACTCTTCCTGAATTCTGCGGCTTGTCAGGATATGCTCGGTTTCGTAAAGGTCACGGCTAAATAGTCCACATGCCACGAAGTCGGATATCATTTCAATGACGGTGTCTGCTTTCGGCATGTATTTGCCCTGCAGATATTCGAGAATGTCAAAGGCCAAATTTTCGTCGCTTGATGCTTCAACGTAATATCCCTTGTCCTTATAGATCATCGTTAAGACAATCTGATAGGTGTACGGCGCAAGGTATCCATATTTTTGTTTGAGACGTCGAAACTTTGAATCCCTCATCCAGCCTACATCGCACATAAAGTAGTCCAAACCGGTTTTGGGCTTACGCCCCATTCTGATCGCCCCCTTTCCCAGAGGGCAAATGCCCTCTGGGTGTTCTTTCATTATGCAAGGATGATAACATCATCCAGCATTGCCGCGAGTTCCTTGCTGAGATAGTCGCGGATATTGCAGATTGCTTCATGTTTCCAGGCATTTCCGTCCGCTTCGAACAGCGCAGCAGTTACACCCTCATCACCGCCGCGCAGGCGGAAAACAAAGCGTCTGGCCGGCTGCATTGCTTCCGAAAAAGTGCAGATCGGCGTCAGTTCGACCGGATTTGGAACTGCAACAACAGAGCTTGTGACAATGCCGGTCTTTGCTGTGACACTCTGTGTCAGACCATCGTCTGTCTGCTGTACGCTGTTGCTGTCGGACACGCTGGACACAAGATTCAAAATTTGTGCTGTCATATCATCCTGCAGAAAATAGGACTGCATTGCGATGATGAAATTTTCCACCTGCATAAACTGACCATACGGGAAAGTTCGGGTATCGTCCGTTGCGCAAAGCAGCTCTTCACGGCGCTTATCCTTGCTCAGTTCGCGCGTCAGAACGACCTTGTTATAATCCTCGATATGGATCACAAAGCGGCGGAAGCTGGTTACTTCTTCATCTTCATTGTCATCGGTGCCATTCATGATATAATCCACGATAGCGGTCAGAGTATGTACTGCCAGTGGGCTTGCATACAGCTCCTTGTCGATGCGGCGCATCATCTTATCACAGTAAATGTTATTATCGATTGTCTGAATGTTCGGCTTAGCCAGTTCCAGAATCTTGTCAATTGCCTTATCAATCATAAATTTTTCTCCTTATGCCCTCTTAGCTCCAATTGCATGAAGCTTTGTGTCTGTGTTTGTGCCGTCCATCTTCATCTGGCCGGGCGTGTATTTCGGGCGTTCAACAGCAATCACCTTGCCGCCATCATGTCCGATATCCAGTGTAGTTTCTACCGACCTCACCGGAACTAGTTTGCAGTCTACCTGCACCTTTGTAGATACGCTGTCACGGTCCTGGTTGGGTGCAAAGGTAAACTTAACCGTAATTGAACGCGCCTTTTTCGGATCTGTATTGACATCACGGATGTTTTCCAATACACGGCGAAGATTCATGTCCGCGAGTTCCTTTACTCCGCCGTCAATCAGATCAAGCAGGCTGCTGTCAACCATCTCGCCTGTATTGACATCAAGTTTCAGCATGATATACCTCCTATTCGTTGCATACCCGGATTTCGATTCCGGGGAATTCTTTTTTGAAACGATTTACAAACCATACAGCATCACCGCTGTAAGATGACATATGTAGCAACCAGATAACCCGAACCTTTGACAGATCCAGCTTGTGCAAATACTTCACAGCTGTATTTACCTCCATGTGGGAGCGGCGAATGCGATCTTTCACCTTGTCCGGGAGCCGTGTTGATCTGCTGAGTAAAGCATCTGCATAATTGCATTCAATAGCAATTTCGGTCAAATTCAACATGGTCACATACAAATTAGCAGTGTCGATAGCAAATAACAGCCGTTCGCGGCTGCGTGTGTCCTCGATTGCATAGCCAAACGATTGCGTGGCATTATGGTACGTATCGAATGCAACAACATTGAAATGCCCGATTGACACCGTTTCATGCGGGTCCATGCAATTCGCATCGCCCATATTCAATGCCATTGCGGTGCCGGTGCTGGTATAGATTGGAACCCCGATTTTACAAAGCTGAGCCGCACATTTCGCATGGTCGCTATGTTCATGGGTAATGAATACAGCATCAAGGCTGCTGATCGGAACCGGAGATCTTCGGCGCAGTTCTTTCATAGTCAATCCGCACTCCAGCAGGATGTTGGTATCTCCGTCCGAAACAATATACGCATTGCCTTTGCTAGAACTCGCAAGCGGAAGAAACGTCATATCGGGCATTCCTCCTCTTCCTGTTTGGCCTCATCGGCGCCTGCTTCCTTGAAGTCCACCTTATCTTCCGGAGGATTATCAGCATATTGTGTAGATTTTTTTACCTTGTTCTGAATCCATTCCGGCAGTTTCTCGAAAACACTTTCATCCCGCTCATCAATGTCAAATGCCATCAGCTCTGTTTCTGTTTTCGGGATGGAAATTCCTTTCGGGACAGCGGAAATATTTTCGATATTGTTAAAGCTCCCGCCATCCTTACTGTCTTTTACCAGGACAGACAACATACAAGGAACGCCTAACATAGATTTGATATCGAAGCCGTCTCCATCGTCATCCAATTCCTCGTCAGTGAATGCTTTCGAACGCCAGCTTACCAGATGCTTGTAAAGCACCGATTTCTCACTCAGCGATGCTGTGTATTCCTTTGACAGCCAACGAGGCTTTTCCTCTCCGTCTACATTCACGGTCTCAGTCGGTATTTCAAACATAAGCAGCATCTTGTCAGCGTATCTCTTGAAATGATCATTGTACTGCGTTCCCAGATCTACAACACCGATGCAAACGCCCATGTACGTTCCTCCCTCCAACGGAGGAATTGCGGTGATTTTCTTTCTTTTCAGTTTTAAGCTCAAATAACACACCTCAGTTCTTTGTCGTCTTCAGACACAACCAGGCGGATCACCTGCGTATCAATGTCATATAATTTCGTGACGCTTTCTGCATTATCTACAAATAGCGGCACACGGATGCCATAAAAATCAGACAGTGCCCGGATGCAGTCCAAACCAGCATTAATCTGCATTGCATTATTCAGATCGCTATACGGTACACCGTCTACCGTAGCGTCGCAACAGTCCTGCAGATTACCGTTGATTGATTCTGTAAACAACCGGAAGGAAACTAAATCGAAACGATGATTGACAGCTGCAGAAACCTGCTCTACTTTGTACTGTACAAACTGTTCACACAAGTCTAACAGCCTGTCGATTTCATCAATGTATGCAGCCTTTGCATGGCGTTCCTGCTCCAACTCGCGAATGCGATCCTCGATCGATGCACGGAGACGCACCTCGGACTCTGTATTGTCCAGCTTCGCCTTACGCTGCTGCGCTTCGTGAATGAGATCTTCAAGCCGCTTCATTTCGGCGTTTGCGTGTGATGCCCAATCGTTCAGCTGCTGCTGCAAATCAGCAATATGCGCTTCCTGTGCTTTACGGTCGTCAGCATAATTGGGCAGGTCCTCAATAATGATTTGTTCCGGTTCCTGGATAAAATCCAGCTGCTTTTTCAGCTTTCGGATTTCTTCCTTTGCATCGGAGAGCGCCTTCTCCAAGCCAGCAAGGCTTTTACGGTCGCTTTCTTGCTGCTCCTTTATGTATTGAGAATCCGCAACCAATCGAGAAAGGGTTGCTTTCTTTTCGGCATTGAATTTTGCTTCTGCCTGCCGTTCCAAATCTGCCGGGAGAGCCTGTCCGCAGGTGGGACACGTACCGCCTGGATACTTCCGGCTGTTTTCGCGTTTCCACTCCGCACGATAATCATCCAGGCGCGCGGTTGCATCTTCAATGGACTTCTTTCTCTGTCGAATCTGTTCATCTGTGCGCTGTGACTGAGATTCCAAACGCTCAACAGACCGCATCAGATTCTCTCTTTCGTCTGCTACGGGAACGTCTTGGCTTCTTCGGTGCTGTTCGTTTTCCGCCTCCAATTCCTGCAGCTTCAATTCAGCTGCGCGGATATCATTGCGCAATGCATTCCGGCTCTCGCTATTATTCAGTGCCGCCCGCTGATTCTGAAGGTTTACAATCTCACCGGCAATTCGATCTCTTTCCTCAAGATCAAATTCAACCGGCAGGCCATCAAGCTGTTTTTCGCATTCATCAATACGTGCTGGAAGCATGTTGAGCTGACTATTTGCGTCCTTACGCCGTTTTGTCAGCATCGACCGGAAGTCATCTACTGTCCTAGTGCCGATTTTCTCGCGTAACGTTTCAAACCGCGCATTTTTCAGCAACTGTGCATCCGATGCCACTACCGCAAGATCAAATAGGATCGTTCGGCGTTCCTTCCAGTTCATGTCACGGCAGAAACGGTATGTATTAGTCAGGGCGCGAAAGGTTTCCTCTGTGATGATCTCTGAAATATACGCCTTATACCGATTCTCTTTTGTCGGAACATCGTCAATGGAATAATCAACAGTGTTTCCGGCATATCGTTCCTGACCGCCTCTGTGCTTTTCCCACTTCTCGCGCATCTGCTTTTTCAGCGTGACCGGCGTTCCATCAATATCAAGCACAGCTGTGACGGTTGGCATAACACCAGCTGTTGTATTCCCATCCTGATCAAGTGGTTTGATGTTGAATTTTGCATTACCCTTGCTGTCCTTACCGAACAGCAGCCAAGTCAATGCATCATACACACTTGTTTTTCCGCTGGCATTATCGCCGTACAAGTTGGCGCTTTTGCCGTTCAGTTCTAAACACTGATACCGGATTCCCTTAAAATTCTCAACTTTAAGGGAAATAATTTTGATTTCCTTCATTGCTTTCCCGCCTCCCTGCGGGTATAATACAAATTGTAAAGTTTCTCATGCGCTCAGTTGGGATTGCCGTTCCGCTGGGCGCTTTTTTTGCGGCGCATGCTGCATTTCATCTGCCGATCTGCCGCAGATTTTCGGCCAGCTGGGCACGATCCGCAGCGTACAGCTCGCGGTTAATGCCATTCAGCTCAGCCAGCGTCGGGGTGGACCGGCGGCGTTCAAAGAACGCTTCAACCCATCCGATCAGCTCGCCCACCATGATGTACGCGGCGATGCCGATAATCATTCCTACTAACATTACTCCTCACCTCCATCATCTGCTTGCCCAGCTGCAATGAGCAGCGCCGTAATCATCACACCGCACGCGCAGCCAAGGGCTGTCCAGCCCAGCGCGGCGAGAATGTTTGCCAATACGATCATCATTACATCTCACTTTCATTCAGATGCTTCGCGAAGTCGCGGGCTTCTTCGTCGGATTCGAACGTCTCCGGCCGGACTTCCCGGTTGCCCGAGTGATCCGGCTCGCTCATGTCCCGCAGCCGATAGACCTCTGTGATCTTCACGCCGCCCGCGCAGGTGTGTGATACTCGCCATTTGCTTTTCATCTCATGCTCCTCCATTCCTATCTGTACTCCTCCGGCAATTCGTGCACAAGCGAATCAGGAAGGGTCGGGACGTCATGCTTAAACCTGTTGATATCTTCCTCGCACTCATATTTGCCATCCAACGTGAAACGGAACAGCCGCCCCTTATGCATCCAGGCATTGCGGAGCTTATCAGGCTCGCGCTCCATCAATACGCGAAGAATTGCTTCATAACTTGGCATGTAATCACCTCATCTTTCTTTATGCTTCCTCGCTTGTCTGATTGCTAGTTGATGTTTCTCAACTCACTGGTGAAAAAAATAATCTCCGATTTCAATTGGCTGAATATTCAGCACATTACAGATACGCTGGATTTCACGCTGTGTGAATGGATACTCACTTTGCAGTTTTCTGCAAAAATGGCTTTCATTTGCACCAATTCTCTCAGCAAAACTCTTCTGGGTGTACCCAAATTCCTTGATTCTCCCTAATAACTTTGCGTAATTCATCTTCGGCAATTTCCTCACCTCCCTCTGTTGAGTTTTCTCAACATCAAAATTATATTACATTACCCGTTGGGATTTGTCAACACTATTTTTTGAGATTTATCAATTATTCTTGCTTCAGTATTGATTTTTCGCAACCGATGCGCTATAATTTTTTCTATCAGAAAGAGGTGCGAGAAAGATGAAAAAAACAACATTTGCACAACGCTTGCGCTTCCTCATAGATGACGCCGGTATAACTCAAACAGAACTTGCGCGAAAAGCTGGCGTTAGTAAATCCAGCATTTCTCGGTATCTCAAAGGCGATTGGGAAGCTAAACAGGATATTGTATATGCGATAGCACATAGCATGGGAGTAAACGAAGCCTGGCTTATGGGGTATGACGTGCCCATGAAGCAGCTATCATCTACAATCCCATCAAACGCTATCCCCTACGAATGTCCCACCGGCATGGTTCCTGTTCTCGGCAGTATTCCCGCTGGGACACCGGTTATTGCAGACGGTTGTATTGAAGGGTATGAGCCGATCGACAGGCCGCATCCTGACGAATACTATTGGCTGCGCGTACAAGGTGACAGCATGGTAAATGCACGGATATTCTCCGGTGATTTAGTTCTGATTCACATGCAAAACTATGCCGAGAATGGTCAGATTGTCGCTTGCCGTGTGAACGGAGACGAAGCTACGTTGAAGCGATACCGTGAGCAGGATGATTGTGTTATGCTCATTCCGGAAAATCCAGACTATGAACCGCGAATTGTGAGCAAGCAAGATTTTGCTGTTGGTTACGCTGCAGTAATGGGGGTAGTTGTTGAAAGCAAGAGAAAATTCTAAAAAACTACTATGCAAATTGGAGGATATTATGGACTTTATTGATCAGTTAAAACAATTTTCTAAGCGAGTAGAATCGCTAAAGGACTCCATCTCTACAGAAGAGGCGACAAAAACATCTATTATAATGCCATTTTTTGCAATGCTCGGATATGATGTCTTTAATCCGCAAGAATTTGTGCCGGAATATACCGCAGATGTTGGCATAAAAAAGGGAGAGAAAGTTGATTATGCCATTTTTAAGGACGGAAAGCCTGTAATTCTCATCGAGTGTAAATCAATCAATGAGAATTTAGAAAAGCATGATTCTCAATTGTTTCGATATTTTGTTACATCCGAAGCCAAGTTTGCTATTCTTACAAATGGTATATTGTATCGGTTCTATACCGACTTAGAGGAACCGAACAAGATGGATGAAACTCCTTTCCTTGAAATTGATATCCTTAATCTTAAGGAAAATCAGGTCCCAGAAATAAAAAAGTTTAGCAAATCTACGTTTGAGGTTGACGCAATTTTTGACACTGCCTCTGTCCTAAAATACGAAAATGAGTTCAAAAAAATTATCTCCGAACAGATAGATAGTCCGTCAGATGATTTTGTTCGCTTCTTCTTGCAGGATATATACAGCGGTGTTAAAACACAATCTGTTATTGACAAATTTCGTCCGATCCTCAAAATGGCATTGAGCAATTATATCAGCGAGACAATGAATGACAAAATCAAAAGCGCCCTTGGCGGTGGAGATGTAATTCCTCAAAAAGTCTCAGAATCGTCTGCCAATCAACAGGATAATGCGTCGTACAATAATGATAGTTCCAATGACCAGAAGAAAGTCCGCCATATTGTTACTACAGAAGATGAATTGGAAGCCTTTTTCATTATTAAGAACATTCTCAAGCATATCGTTCCTATGACAGATATTACATACAAGGACACGGAATCATATTTTAATATTCTTTACAAATCCAATAGCCGCAAGTGGATCTGCCGCCTCAAGCTTTCAGAATCCCAAATGACTCTTATGATTCCAGATGCTAATAAAAACATAACAAAGTATCAGCTAGATGACCTTTACGACCTTTCAAAATACCGCCCCCAGTTGGAGGAAGTTCTTCAACGTTACCTGTGATATTTTCAAAGAATAAATAAAACCCCCGCCAGCGCTGGGGACGCTAGCAGGGGGGGAGCATCAGGTGCAAGCCCACGATGCAAGCTATATTATAGCATGTTTGATGATATAACACAATGGGAGGATAATGAAATGAAAAAACGTGCACTGACAATGATTTTTGCTGCATTCATGGCAATGTTCATGGCAGGATGCGGCGGCAACACAACGGGTACGAACTCAACCAACGCTTCTGACAAGGCAGGCTCTGCTGTTGTTGAAGATACCGCAGACAAGCCGGAGATTCCTGATCTGACAGGTGAATGGAAGCAGGTCAATTCCAGCTCCGATGACAACTATCAGGCTGCAACTATTTCGGGGGACGCCATTGAAATCTATTGGGTAAACGAGGAAGATGAATCCAAGTCACTGTACTGGGCAGGAACCTTTGTTGCACCGGAAACAGCTGCCGAGTATTCATGGGATTCAGAAAACGATCACGAAAAAACTGATTCTGCAATTTTAGCGTCCACTGATGATAAAAAGACATTCACTTACAAGGATGGAGAAATTAGCTACGAAGCATCCGCTTTGGGCACGACCAAGACCATCCGTTTGAAAAAACAGGACTAAACATAAAAAATCCCGCCCTGGTGTTGGCGCACCAGAACGGGACGGGGCAGATATAACTTTCCAACGGTCATTTCTGCCCCTTTATTTTACTATACATTGTTTGAAAAGTAAATAAAGGAGTGTAGATAACATGAGACGAGTTGATGCAATTTACACCAGACAGTCGATTGAGAAAAAGGATTCCATTTCGATTGACACACAAATCGACTTGTGTCAACGGCAGTGTGATGCAAACGCTGTTGTCTATCGTGATGCAGGGTTTTCCGGCAAGAACACAAACCGACCCGAATTCACCCGCCTGATGCAGGATGTGCGCGCCGGCAAAATAAAACGTGTGTTTTGCTATCGGCTTGACCGGATCAGCCGCAGCATCGTTGACTTTGGACTGATCTGGCAGACACTGGAAGAGCATCATACCGAATTCTGCTCAGTCACAGAGCAATTTGACACATCAACACCTATGGGGCGCGCCATGGTTAATATTATCATCGTATTCGCCCAGCTGGAGCGCGAGACAATTGCCGAACGCGTGAAGACATCCTATTACGCGCGCACTGCAGCAGGATCATGGTGTGGCGGGCGTCCGCCGTTTGGTTTCAAAACAATCCGGGCTGAGGTAAACGGAAAAACCGCAGCCGTACTCGCAGTCGAACCCGACGAGGCTAAAATTGTAAAAGAGCTGTTTGATCTATATGAGACCGGCTCCTATTCCCTTTGCCAGCTGGCCCGGCTGTTTGAAGATAACGGGAAAAAAGTATCCCGATATGGCGGTATCAACTCGAACGTAGTCATACGGAACATTTTAACGAACCCTGTCTGCGCCGTTGCCGATGTTGAATTGTATTCATATTATTTTACACAAGGCGCGAACATTGCATCTGATATTGCTGCTTTTGATGGTTCTCACGCGGCCCTTTTGATCGGAAAACATAAGGCTGAAAACCGGAATATACTACGTGCCATATCTGATCGAACGCTTGCTATTGCACATCACAAAGGGTTTGTACCCTCTGCCCAATTCATCGCGGTGCAGGAGATACTAAGCCGCAACAAGCGTGTAAAAAACGATGTCCCATCACAGGTGTCATGGGCAAATGGGCTGCTTCGGTGTGCAAACTGCGGATACAGTGTCCAAATATATATGCGCAAGCAGCGCAATAACCACCGCTATGCGAAATGCAACGGGCGCTATCAGCGGCACACCTGTGATATGCTCTTCCGCATCCGGCCGGACGAGATAGAGGCAAAGATTGAACAAGCCATTCAGCAATTCTTAGATTCTATGACGGAACTGGCCGGAAAACCGCAAGAAGACAGCGAGGAAGTCATTCAGTTCAAAATTCTCCGCGCAGAAAAAGAAAAACAGATGAACAATCTGATTGATGCAATCGCAGAAGGCGGCGGCGTTGTCATGCGTCAGTTGTCATCGCGTCTCGAAACCTTAGAGACGGAAATCAAAGATTTAACCGAAAAGATTTCAAAATCACAATCCCGGCGGCTCCCTGCCGCTATGACCTATATACCGAACTTAGATAATGCTGACATGGAAACCAAACGGCAAATTGCACGAATGGTGGTTAAAAAGGCCTATATTTCGGTGAATGACGTCAAAGTTGAAACAATTGATCTGGTTTAATACCGTGAATGCCGATACATCGTATTTTACAGTGATAAACCCGTTTACAACGCAAAAACGGCGGACGAGCACACAGCCCGTCCGCCTTTCTCATTAAAAATGCACGTTTTTTATGACGTGTTCGCTAGTTTAGGTATAACTACGCAAAAAACAGCGTATTTATTTTACTCTCGCTCGCGTAAATTGAATTAAGATTACGCAAGTTTACTTATCGTCCTTGTGCGATTCGCGGAACGCACCGGTGCGCCCGGTGCCGATCAAGCCGACATTCACGAACGTCTGTGCGAGCTGCTCGCGCGTGACCAATCCGCGCGGGTTTGTTCCATCCAGGATACCCGCCGCCACCGCCGCGTCCCATGCCGGCTTCACCCATTTTTGGACCGGCTTTTCGTTCGGCAGAATGCCCGCGTTCACGAGCACCTGCGCGAGCTGCTCGCGCGTCACGGGGCTGCGCGGGTTGGTACCATCCACAATGCCTGCCTCCGTTGCTGCCTGCCACGCCTGTTTTGCCCACGCAGACACAGCCTTCTGTGCCTTTTCCTCAGCGATTTTGTCGATCAGCGCGCGCACCTGCTTCTCCGTCATGTCCTCAACCTCCTTGTGTGCTTGTGTTTTCGAAATCAGATAATAGCTCGGGCTGCGGTCTGCCGTCGCTCGCCCGCACTCGGCCAGTCCTGTACAGATCACGCCCTTTTGCACAGCCTGTGCATGGTTACGGCGCAGCGCGGTCGCGGTGTATTTTCCTGTATACCAGTAGCTGTCGAGGATTGTGATCTGCTGCCCGTTCGCCGCCACCGCCGCGACAAAATGGCCGCTGTTGGAAAACAATTTGTACGCGCTGCCGCAGTGCAGGATGGCCGTGCCGCCCGCGCGCAGATGGGCGAGCAGCTCGGCGTTTTGGTTGGTCGTGCGGTAGGAAAACCGGTACTTTTTCGACGCGGCGCGCAGCAGCGTGTGCATGTCTGTGCCGCCCGGAACCCGTGCGCCGGCCGAAACGGCAAACGCGCACATTGTCTGCAGCCCGACATCCGCGATGCCCGCTGCGCGCAGCGCGTTGCACAGCGACGCCGGACCGCAGCCGGACGAGTAAATCGTCCCCTGCCCGTAGCGAACCGACCGAAAGTGCGGTTCCGTCTGAAATGTGACCGTGTAGTGCATGTTTGTTCACCGTTCCCCTTTCCCCTGCAGCGCGTCAATCGCGGCGGCGAGCCGTTCCGGAACCGGCACGCCCATCAGCCCCGCGTTTTCCGTAATGCTAATTGCTTCGTTGCAGATGTATGCGATGATGACAGCGTCACGCACAACCGATGTGCCTAGCGCGATATCTAATCTGTGCGCAATCAGTACGATGCACAGCGTCATGCCCTTGCGGCACAAGCCCTTCCATCCTGCGCGGCTTTCCAGTCCGCCGGATTCCGTTTTCTCGCTCGCGTGAAACACCGCCGCAACGATCAATCCGCTGATGTAGTCAACTGCCATGAACGCAAGCAGTGTAACAATGCCGCTATTCCATCCGCCGAACGCGCGCGCGATCAGACTGCC